CTTCGCCATCACCCAAGTCAAAGTCCGCGCTTTCAATGAAGACGTTATCCATAGGTGACCCATCATCATCAAAGCCAGTCTCGTGCGAGTAAACATAGTTGCTAGTACCATCGCTTCCTGCTGCACGAGGAAAGCTTTCAAGACCTTCATCAAGCCATGCTGTCCTAGACAGGTTGCCTATGGCCCATGTTTGCTCGACATAGTTGTAGGTAACATATCGGTCAATTACCGTATTCGTGCCAGAGCAGTAGAACCAACCTACCTCATCAAACTGTTTGTTCAAGAAAGCAAAAACCTGAAACGCCTGGCCTTCGTTGAAGTCATCAAACACATAAGACCTAACGCTGCACGGCACAGACTGCACGGCGCCTTGGTATGAATAAAACCCTTTCTTATCCATCCAAAACACACCAGCAGGCGTGTTAATCGGAGCATTTGGGCCAATAAGACTGACGCCCTCGTTGATTAGATTCAGACCAAAGGTGAGAGGCGCGCCGATAAACTGCAAGCTATAGAGCGCAACATCAGTCCATACAAGTGTCTCTTGCCGTGCTCGCAAGCCACCAACAATCTGTGATCCTGCAGAACAACGTAGAGAGCCCGCTGTGTTTGTGGCTGTTGGGAACCACTCAGCAGGATTCTCTTGGTCAGAGAAAGCAATCAACAAAGGGTCTATTGACCCGGTTCTTGCCGTTGCAGAATCATTGATTGGGTCTGCGCCAAGCGCAATAACGTGCCTATCTACATCGGATACCAGTACTTGCAAGGCGGCGGTGGGGGTGAAGTTAGCCCCCGACAAAGCTGAGATGTTGACAGCCCTATCTGTACCAAGCGTCTTTGCGCTGGTATCCCAGTAATAGATACCACCTGCCCGCACATTTGCTATCAAGTCTTCGCCAAAACTATCTAAAGACCAAAGGCGTAGCTGATTCAAAGAACTCAGCGCGCTTGATGAGCCCCAGGTGCCTGCACCCCATGCATCAGCGCCCCAACCCGTGCCAGCAACAAATACATCAAGGCCGACATTGATTTGATATGCGCCTACTGTTGAGCTACCGCCATTGCCACTGTCGCTGCTGTTAGCCGTTACCGTTGCGCCAGAGGTGTCTTTGGCTGTAATGACATACACGCTAGTGCTGGTAATCGAATCGATCTCATACTCTTGATTTAACACGGCAGCAACGACATTCCCGCCAAGTGAAGCAGCGCCAGAAAAAGTTACGAAGTCGCCTTTGGCTGCACCATGAGCAGTGTCAGTCACGTTGATTGAGCTTGACCCATCAGTTGCACCAAACGTCACATCGCCTGCAGATGTAGTAGAGCGTATAGGGGTGATGTCGTTGTAATTTGCGCCTGATTGTATGTAGAGCTTAGTGCGAGTGCCCAAGCCTAAAAGTTTGGTGCCGGATAAAGAAGTCCACCCAAACAGCTTTCTGCCTGTGCCATTGAAAGAAGCAGTAATAAACTTAACCCAACCGCCTATCTTTTCAGGCAAACCTTTGCGAAATCGAACAAGATTACCGTCAAACCATCCGCCTTCAGCGGTGTAGTCTGTGCCCTCTTTGTTGATGCCAGGGTTAAATATGTACTTCTGCAAAGGCATTAGATGTACTCACCACTGCGGATCATCTCCGTTACACGAATTGCGCGATCACCCACCTGAGTTGCCCATTTGCTATCCATAAACTCATCAGCAGCTATGTCAAACTGTTCACGCGACATAGCCTCCAGTGCCTTCACAAAGCCGCGCAATCTGGTCAGACCGAGGTTGAAACACATATCAATCATTGCATCCTGACGCGCTTCGTTCAAAGCACCGAACCAGAAGTAAGTGTCTGCTAACTCGCCCTTCACACGAGCAACGTCGTTGGCTAATAAGTAGTCAATTTCATCGTCAGACAACCCAAGGCCAGACTCTGAGATGTTCCTACCCACACCTATCGTTTCGTAGCCTGCACTACACACATATACCTTAGATCGTACACCTTCGTGTAGCTTCAGCATGTCTATTAGCTGAGTCATTACTTCTCCCGCGCTACCTGATTGACCTTCTCGTAGCTTCTCATAGCGCCGAGACCCAACATCCCCATCATAACGGGCACAAGAAGTGTTGTATCTACCTCTGGCACATCCATCCAGATACCAAGGACATTAGCGATGATGGTGTTGTACAACAGCCCTACTGCACAAATCCAACCGATGGCAGGTCGCCACCCAGCTACAAACAAACTCTTGTGTGCAGCTTCCATCTTGTTGATTTCTAGTTGGCCTTTGAGAGCCTCTTGAGCGTGACGCTCTGACATGGTGGCAATCTCATGTGCCAACACATTCTTCTGATCCTTATCTTCTATGAACTTGTCCAGCAGTCCTGTGACTGGCCCAACGAGTGATGCAACAATACTCATAATTTATTTCCTATTCGACCATGCTTGTGCCCCAAAGAACGCAGCTAAGATACCTGCAACGGATACAAAGTAGACCGCAGCCATATCGCCCAAAATAGATGCAGCTTGATTCATCCCAAAGAACTCACTGACAACCACAAGGCTTGGGTATAGCAACATGCCCCATAGCGCAAACCAACTCATAGCACGTTGAGCATCTGCTCGTTCATGCCGCAAGCGTAGCTCCTGCAACTCTCTGCTTGTTTGCAACTCTTCATCAGTGACAATGCCATCGCCATCCGCATCGTATTCGGCGTACTCACTACCGTCTTCTAGTCTCTTTGCTGCCATATCAGTCATAGAATTGTATGTTTGGCCTGACTTTAACAGGGATACAGTAGGCTGTAATGTTTTGCTGATTGTTCAACCGCCTGCGCTCTACAGGTTTGACCGTGCCTTGTTCCAGCCAGTAAGCAAATTGATTGCACCTGTGGATGTTGCGGAAGTGAAACTGGCCCGCGACTTGTTCGCCTTCGACCAGCATAACTAGCAGGAACGCCATTATCATCCGAATATCTTAATGATTAACACTATGGCCCCAACCGCTATTGCTCCACCAAGGAGGAGCGTGGTTCCTCCGACTAAAAGTTGGCTAATGAGGAGAGCACGCGCTTTTTTCTTTCGAGCTAACATCGCTAAGTGCCTCTGCCGCGCTTCTTCCTGTTCTTTTTTGGCCCTTTTGAAATCTTCTAAGAGCTTAGGATCAGCAACCAAAAGCAAGTCATTTACGCTTTGCCAATGTCTCTCATACTGCCTACGAAGCATCTGTATCTTGAGGATGTCATTTTGGCTAAGAGCCTTGAACGTAGAGTTTTTACGGTCTACTTCAAACGTGTTAAGGGCTTCTCCAAAGTCGGAGATCAGTCCCATCGCCTGCTGCACGCCCGAACCTGTCTCGTTAACCTGCTGAATTACTTGGTTAATTTGGTTCAGCAGCATCCCAGCCGCTGCGACAGATTCGATCACCATAGGACTTACCTCAAATAAATTGCGGTAAAGCTACAGCTACAACGACTGTGACGTAGACCCCCCAAATCATCATTTCGAGACGATCAAATCGTTTGCTGCCAGAAGCGAGGCGCTTTTCGATAGCCTCGTAACGTACCGCACACTCACGCTCATGCGCTTCAATCTGGGCTATTGCCTTCTCAGTGGGTGTCATTTACCGCTCCTTCATTCTGCACAGGAAAGCAATTTATATTGGCAGCTACCGTCCTTCGCTCACCTTCGCCCTGAAAAGGGTAGACCATGTGCTGCATCCAACTAGGAAACATATATAGCCTACCTACTTGTGGCCTCACTACGACATTCTGCGTAGGCTTGAGCCGTTCTCTATCCCATGTGCTGCTTTGCCCGTAGTTGAAGCAGAGACAACCATCGCTTTCGCCAGAGGCATTGTATAGCCCGTATTCTTGCGATCCCGGCCTTGGCCCCTGCACTATCTGTGGCGGCACCTTCGTCCATGTCGTACAGCTAATACCCATCACCGTTTTCGTGCCGTGGTCATGTATCGGGTTGTAATCACCCTCATAACTGTGGACTGACCATAGCTCATCCATCTCGACGTTTCTGTTCCCGTCCAGCACCTGACCAGATTGGGCCATGAACTGGTTAATATACGTCACGCCCATCTCGCACAAGAACCTAGAAAACGGTGCCAGCCTAGAATCTTCGTGATCCATTACAAGCTGCTCGCCTGTCTTGATCTGGCCCACCAACGTATGCGCCGCGCTGACCTTATCGTTTTGTGTGACTAACTCATCGAGGTAGTCATTACACGATTCAACGAACTCTGTCGGAATGTCCAACTCCATCAGGAACACTGACGGCAGCGGGTGCATCTGAAACTGAATCTCAGCCATTTACGACTTCTTCAGTCTCTTCTTCGTCGCCTTCGTCTTCTTCTGGCTCAACGAGTTGCGCGTCAGCTTGCACTTTAATCTTCATCATCAAAGGCCAAGTGCCTGACTTACTTGGCATATCGCCCAGTATCGCTAGGATTGCATTGATCTCGTTTTCTTCTAGGCTAATTTGCACGGTCTATTTTTCCTTATGGTGTATATGCTTTGGCTGCGGTAACGGCAGAGTCAATGGCAGAGAAGTCTTCTGATCCCCAATCGCCAAGCGCCTTGCCGTATTCAAGATAGCCAGAGCTACGCAAAACTTTTGCCTGCTTTTCAGTGTTGGTCAGGTCATTGCCATATTCATTGCTGCTGTCCAGCACACTGGTGATGACATTCGCGCCATCGAGCATCGCTTGATACATCTTGGCTTTTTCTTCGTCGGTTCTTACTTCAGACATTTCGTCCTCCTTATGATTCAAGGGCTTCAATACGAGCCGTTAGTTCTTGAACTGCTTTGACTAGCGGCATGATGAACATTTCACGCGATACTTGTTGAACACCCCACTGATCTTCGCTCCAGCCGCTGAAATCTGAAACACCTGCTGCATCCAACGCAGCCTTCACTTCTTGCGCGATGAAGTTATACATCGTCGCTTCTGTGTTCATTTCATTGTCTTCAGGGTTTTCTTTGTAACGGTGCGCTAGTTGAGCATCTGAAGAATCAAGCTCATGGCTAGGTTTCCAATTATATTTAACAGGGCGTAGAGCGTTTATGAAGGACAAGCCTAGCGTTGAATCAGCTATGTTCTTTTTGAGTCTTTGGTCAGAGGAGCGCGACCAGTTAGCGTCGGTGTCAAAATCGTTACTTACGATGTTTGATGCTTTACCGAAACTAAAATCGTTGCTTGCTCCAGTTATATCGTGACCGATTACAATTGCATTGCTGCCAGACGCTGATGCGTTGTTAGCATTCTGCCCAATGCAAATGTTTTTATCGCCGCTTGTAGTGCTGTCGCCAGCGTCTTTACCAAAGAAACAGTTTGAGTCTCCGGATTGTAGGGCATCCCCCGCTAGTGCCCCAACAAGCGTGTTGTTTACCCCGTTAGCTAAGCTGTCTCCTGCGGCGTATCCTACTGCGGTATTGAAGGTCGAGGTGATTCCCGTGTTAATCGCGTTGAGTAAAGCTAAAGCACCAACTGCTGTATTTGCGGTGTTTATCTGAGCTGTAGAAAGAGCTGCATAGCCGACGGCAACATTACTTCCACCAGTCGTTAGTTCATCACCAGCAAGACCGCCAACAAGAGTTGTTTGTTCAGCCGTAGTGATTAATCGCCCTGCTTGCATCCCCACTGCGGTGTTATAAACAGTTGTTGCTGTAGTAAAGTTTTGAGAGCCTAATGCCTCTTGACCAATTGCAACATTCCTAGCACCTAAAGTGTCCGAACTCAAAGCTCCATAACCTACGGCTACGTTGAAATCGCTAGCTGTCAGAGCATCACCAGCAAGACCGCCGATAATAGTGTTCTGGGTTCCCGTGGTGACTGACGCCCCTGCATTCACCCCAACTGCTGTGTTGTAAGTAGTTGTAGCTGTTGTGAAGTTTTGGCTCTGCAACGTCCCGAATCCGAGTGCAGTGCTCTGAGATCCGAGCGTGTCTGAGGTTAAAGCAAATGCTCCTAAAGCCACGTTAAAATCCGCATCTGTGAGTGCGTCACCAGCTAACGCACCGATGAGAGTGTTTTGAATTCCCGTAGTTATCGACGAACCTACACCGTGTCCAACGGCTGTATTTAAGCTGTCGGTAGCTGTAGTGTAGTTTTGGGTATCTAAAGCGCCCACACCAATGGCGATTGATTTTGAACCTAACGTGTCAGATGTCAGAGCGCCGTAACCGATGGCGACATTTCTTGTCCCTGCTGTAATCGCATCTGCTGCCGTACCACCCAAGATAGTGTTAAAAGTTCCAGTGGTGACATTTCTTCCTGCGTTATGCCCTACCGCCACGTTGTACATATCCGTAGCAGTAGCTGGGTTTTGTGTAAGGAGAGCATTGTAGCCAACCGCTACTGAACGACTTCCAAGCTGGTTAGTGCTTAAAGAGGAATATCCCAATGCCACATTAAAATCGGCATCCGTGATTGCATCGCCTGCTAACGCTCCCACTAAGGTATTCTGAATTCCCGTGGTAATTGAAAGGCCAGCAACGGCCCCAACTGCCACATTGAGAGCATTCGTCGCGGTAGTGAAGTTTTGTGCAGCTAATGCACCCCACCCTAAAGCAACTGATTCGCTACCAAGCGTATCGGCACTCAACGCTCCCTGCCCAGCAACTACGTTTCTACTTCCAGTAGTAAGAGCGTCCCCTGCAAGACCTCCGACAATGGTGTTATTAACTCCCGTGGTTACTGCGGTTCCTGCACTTGCGCCTACAGCCACGTTGTAAGCATTGTCTCCTGCGTTCAAATTTAATAAGGCGGCATTACCAATAGCAACATTAAGTCCATGTGCGTCTTCTGTCTGTAAAGCCGCATAACCAATGGCAACATTACCGTCACCCGTAGTCAAAGACGTACCCGCTTCATCACCCACAACCACGTTGTAGTTGCCGCCAGAGGTAATGCTGTTACCTGCGTTGACACCTATACGGACGTTGGATGTGCCAGCGGATGCGGTGATAAGATCCGCGCCATCCTCTATTGTCGTATCACCAGAAATAGCAACAGTGCCGTTGAAGTCGAGCGCGGTCGCCGTGAGATCAATCTCATCCGTCGCACCGAGCGACAAGACCGTGGCGCTTGAGCCTTGTATGAACTGGCTCGCATCGTTGAACATAATCTTGTTGGTGCTATTAAGCGTTAGGCCAGAACCGTCTGTATGCGTCAGAGTCGTATCGCCATCCGCACCAAAAGTGATGACTGCACCGTCAGAGGTAAACGTCAGGTCATCGTCAACGAACAGATCAGGCACAGACAGGTCTTGGAAAGCATCGACCATCGCGCCACCAGAGCCAGCACCATCGCTGTAAATCGCTTTGGTCTGACCATTCAGTATGGTGACAGTCGCGCCGCTGCCTTGCTTGATAATAATGCTCTGTGAGCCGCTGGTTGCGTTCTCGATGAACCACAGCTTACTGACCGTGTTTGGCCCTATAGTGATGGTGCAAGTGCTATCAAGAGTGCCAGTATATTTGAGAAACATACTCCTGCCGGGATCAGTAGAGCCATCGGCAATAGTAGTAGTATGAGTATCAGCATTAGTCGTAATAGCTTCCGTGCCAAAACTAAATGCCTCTGCAATTAATTCGAGGTTAGTATTCGTACTGGTGCCCCATGTACCTGCCTCATCGCCAGTGGCAATCTCTTTGAGCCGTAAATCGTTAACGTAAGTTGCCATTTAAGCTACCTCTTCCCAATTAGGAGTTTGACTGTCGGTGACAGCAGTCCAACTCGGTGTTTGACTATCCGTTATAGTACCCCAGTTAGGGTCTTGGCCATCATTTATGATGCCATAAACAAGGAAGTATCCTATCGCTCCCGTCCCTGAAACACCCGTGACAGAAACGTTTGCATCTGCTGCAACAGTAACGTTCCCAACGTTGGAGTCACCTTGGACTCCAGTGACAGAAACATTTGCCGTGCCCGTGACTGTAACCGAGCCAATTGCTCCAGTCCCAGCATTCCCAGTAACAGCAGCATTCGCGCCGCCGGTAACAGTAACCGTTCCGACAGATCCAGTGCCCGCCACGCCCGTGACAGATACGTCAACACCCGCCCCCTGGACGATTGTGACTGACCCGATTGCCCCTGTTCCTGAAACGCCTGTGACAGTGGCATTTGCGTCTGCGCTGACCGTGACAGTCGTAACCGCGCCAGTGCCTGCAACGCCCGTGACTTCAACAGGTATCGCTTCATTCCAAGCGCCTTGGCCCCAAGTGCCTCTACCCCAACCTGTAACATTTGCCACACGTTATATCCTACTGATTATGGCGACGGTCTTTCTGCTGTTTTAACCATCGTCGATATTCTTCTTCAGTCATGCGTTTCTGCTGAACCTGCTTGGCCACAACATCCTAAGCAATGCGAATAATCGCGTTAGACGCATCTGCTGCAGGAAACTGAATCGTAAAGTCACCAGAGCTAGACGTTTTGTCTGCACCAAAATCTAATGCACAAACAGCCGGGTCACCAGAGGCGCTGTCGTTGAAGATCAATGCGCCTCGTGCGGTCAGGCTGCTAGAGCTAAACGTTAAATCAGAAAAGTCTGTTATCGCAGTAGTGCCATCATTGCTAGGATCAACACGAGTAAGTGCTGCACCTTTGGCGGTGTAGCCAGTGCCTGATATCTCATTCGATGTTGTATACGCCGTGGTGCCTGCACCCAAAGATGCAGAGCTTGTGTACAACGCAAGATTAAATGTGCTGCCACCTGTGTTCTTGAAGTTGTGAACTGCCTCCAAGATTTCTTTTTTGAAGGTTGTGCACATTGCTGTCGTTATCGCCATTACAGACTCCTAATTATGTTTGCCATGTCAGCATGGCCCTGTCTTTCTAGTTCTGCGATCAAAGTTGTTCTGTCGCTCTTGATGGCTTCTTTGATGTAAAACGCCACAGTTGCTTCTACAGACTGCTTGAAAGCCTCTGCTTGCTGAGCAATCAAAGGATGGCAGTTTCCACCAACACTCACAATCCTATCTGCAGCAGCTTTTGCCCAAAACTCTGGGTCATGCCCTTTATCTTGGGTCGTTGCTACTAAAACATTGCCTACCTCAAGGGTAGGCGCTTCAAACAAAGACAATCTTACCCCCTGGCAATATCGTATCTATACTCATCTCTTGCGCCATAGCCTTCGCCAAGCTTTTTAAGAGCAGATATAGCCATCATAAAACGCTGCTCATATTGAGCCGCCTCTTCAGGTATTTTCAAAAAAGTAGCCGCTTCTACAAGTGTGCCATACAGCAAAGCATCAGGCGCGTTGTCAGAAAGCCAAGTCGTGCTTGATCCAGACGTTGTTGTCAGTGATGCGGGCCGATATTTGTAATGAAGTTCAAACGAATAATCAGAAGCTGGTGTAGGCGCCAAGATAAACGTGTTGTCATCGAATAAGGCGTAATACTTTGTTGGCCCAGTCGTTGTTGCGTTTGGCGTGTAATCTCTTATGAAAGTCACATGCTTGAATAGTGGATAGGTGTAAACACTGTTAATGATCAGTGCCAGACTGTATGTGGCCAAGAAGTCTGATGGTGTAGCTAAGTACGGAAAGTCTGTTGTTGCGTTACCTGTGACGTTCTTTCTGAACACAGGAAGCTCTACATTCTTCAGTATGCGCTCTTCAGCTTCTTTTATGAATGTATCAAGGTCAGCTACAAACGTAGTCTCTGCAGTTTCGCAGTAATCCTGAACCGTAGACTTCAGTGTCGCTAATGTAAAACTCATGTTGTCACCACCGTTACTGTTCCGACAGAGCCAGTTGCGCCATCTATGTTGAATTCTGAACCTATCGGATCCCCCGTGGTAGACATCATCTGATTATCATCGATGGTTCTTACAACGCCTGCCCCGGCAACCACATCAGAAGAAAGATTGGGCCTGGGGAAGCGCAAAGCTTCTGGATCAGAAACATTGTGAATAGGCTCTAGCTGCGGGTGTTTGGGTTCGTAACACTCAGGACAAACACGAAAACCTGTCCACTCTTTCTTGAGTGTGAGGTATTTATACTGAAAGCCACACCTGTCGCATATGGCAATTGCATACTTGCCAGAAGCAAAAGCCATTACGCTATCCTAGATCTTAGACCTGGAGATATCATCAAAGAAGCTCTGCTTTGATCTTGATCAGCTGCTCTAGCAAACTCTTCTTCATAGAATCCTTTGAGCATTTGAACTCTGTCAGGCGCTTTTTTAAGAGCTATGTAGTATGCCAGTCCTGCCGCCAAACAAGGATAGAATCGAAAAGGCACATCAACTGTGTTCACACTAGCATCTGCATCCTCAATACGAACTAAGCGATTGATGATCAACTGGTCTGTTGCGTTTTCTGATGCTGGCCAAATGTAAAGACGGGGAGTCAGTTGCTTATCAAGGAAGAACTGAGTCGGCCTTGCTTGAGTCGATTTGGTAGGAATGTTGTAGTACTCAGACCTACCTATCTGCTCCATAGTGATGTCTGTGGTCGTAGAGCCTTCAGTTCTTCTGATAACAACGTCTAGCACATCAATTGTGCTTGCAGACAAGTCAATAAACTCAGCACCAACGGTAAGCGTGGTTGCGCTATTGGTAACAGTCCATTGATTCAAACCTCTATTTGCCCAGTCGGCAAACAGAAGGTTCAAAGATCTTCTTGCAGTTACGCCATCGTAACCAGTGCGGAACTCAAGGCCACATCTTTCAAATGCTTCCTCGATGTATTCCGCAACATCTGGTTCAAAGTCTCTGCTTCCAGAAGTGGCCATTAATAACTCTTTATGACCTCAAGGATCACAGTGTATGTATCGCCACTACTCGCACCAATCGTGGTGAACTGAACATCGCCAGTTTTACCTGATCCTGCGTTATTAGGTATGCCAGAGAACGGTGTGTAATCATGCATACCATTAGAGTCAGGAGACAAGGCAATGATCAAAGTGTCTGTGGTTGCGTCATTCAAAAGCTGAACGCCCATGCCAACACACTGCCACCAGATCTTTGATATCGCCACCTCTGTGCAGGAATCGCCCTTGCTGTTTGCCTGAAGAGCACTGACATCAATCTTGGTTACTGCGCTTTCGCCAGTGCCATCACTGATGTTCGTAAACTTCAGGACAGCTTTACGATTGTCATCCTGAATTGTTTGTGATGTGACTGTATCAGCCATCTCGCTCTCCTATTACTGGTCAGCAAAAGCAGGCGCAGTAGTGCTCGTTACATTTCCAAAGATCTGATAGTTAGTTGTGTTTAGGCCGACAATAGTTACTTCAAAGCCAGCAGGCACATTCAACTGTATGCTGCTGTTGGAGTTTCCATCAGAGAATACTGAACTAACTTCGTTGCCGTCTGTATCTAAGAAAGTAACACCACCAATATAAAAATTAGTGTTGCCGGGAGTAACAATAAGCGCGTCCGTAGCATCAGCAGCGCCGCCAGCGTATACAAACTTAAAAACAGATCCAGCAACAGGAGCAGGAAGCGTATAAGTATTATCTTGACCACCGTCTGGAACAAGAAGAATCCTTCCACTATGAGTTGCGTTGGTTAGTGTTACGTTGCCGTCTGAAAGGCTAACTGGAGCGCCACCATAAGTGGTGATTTCAGTGATTGCGCCGCTAGTTGCGTCTTTGCTTATGGACTTAAATCCATTCTCAGATCGGACTGGGCCGTTGAATGTTGTATTAGCCATGGGTATCTCCTGTCTTGGCTAGTGTCAGGCACGGTATGCGCCTGTCAGGGATGGAATACTTATACAGCAGAAAAAGAAAAGGGGCAACAAGTGCCCCTTTCTTACTGTTCCATGTGGAACAATTATGCGCCTTGTGAAGCGAACACTGCGCGTGGATTGCTAAAGCCAAAGCTGTATCGCTCGCGGGCTTTATAACGCACGTTACCAGTGTTGAAGTCACCTTCCATAGAAGTCGCAATCGGGCTGCGCTCAAAGTGCTTGAAGCCATCTGGGCAGTCGGTCAATACGAAGAACGCATCAGTGTCAGTCAAGAAGTGGTTGACTGCATAGCCCTGAGGCAGCAGACCCATGTTCCTGATTGCGTTGATGTCGTTGTCCGCAGTCTCGACGCGCCCTGGTGTTTCCAGCAGGCGATCAGCTACGAATTGCAGTTGAGGCGGAACAATCAGCTTGGTTCCTTGCAGAGCCAAGATCATGTTTCGATCATCCACAAAAGTAGAGATGCTGATCAACGCATTCTCCAGCGACGTTTCGTTCAAGTCTGCAAATGCAGATGGACGATTTGAGAAGGTGCCACCACCAGCCAGTGGGTGATCGGTAGCCACAAGTGACTTGCCATCACCGCCAGTGAAAGAGCTAGAAAACGCATTGTTCAATACGTTTGCAGCCTTCACCTGCTTAGTGTGTGCCATGCTTCGTGCGAGAGCCTTCGTATAGCGCGCACCAAGGCGGTCATACAAATTATCTTCTACACTTTCCTCGGTTAGCGCGAACGCCAAAGCAACCGTCTCGTGCGTGTAACGCGCAGTAAAACCTTCAGAAGCTTGGTCGTATGCAACGCCTTGCCCCTCAGATTTATCACGAGCGTTACCAAAGCCTACGATCAGCACCTCTTCTTCAAACGCTCGGTCTGAAGCTTCAGTTTCAAAGATCTCGGCGTGCTCGTTTTCATAACGAGCGTATTCCATGCCAAATAAAGCGTTGAGGCCAGGCTCTAGCTCTTTGGCTAATTGTGCTCTTGAAATAGCCATTAGTTAGCCTCCTATGCTAAACCGGCGCCTTTTTGGCCGTAGATTGAGTTCTGAATAACAACAAGTACGTTGGTATTCGCCGTGGCGACATCTGAGTTTTCTGGATCAGCAGAAATATCAATCGCCTTAATTGGCAAGCCAGCTGTGGTTGCACCCGTAGTTACATCTAGCTCAGCGCCAGAGATACCTGTAACGGTGCTGCCAGCACTGGTGTACACGATATCGAAGTTGCCGAAAAGATCAGCGACTGGGAATGTGTCATCAGCCTGGATTTCATACACAACATTCGGATCATCGATAATGAAAGCGATGATGTCCGAAGCATTGGTGCTTGCAGGGTAGAAATTGCTGAACTTCTGCTCACCCGTTGTTGGGTCAGTAAAAGAGCAGCCGTTGAACACACCAACGATAGGCACAGTGCCTCCGTCAGCGTGAACCTCTACCGTACCACCAGTAACTTGCATAACCATATCTCCTTGGAAGATAGCGGTTCCGTAGTTAGCGGCGATTCGATATCGGCTTTGTCCGCCAGTGAAGGGGCCACCCCCTATCATCCGAACTGGACGCATTCCAAAAGCGGCATCTTGATTTGCCATTTTTGAACCTCCTAGTAGTTAAACACAATCAAAATGAGGCTACGTTGATTTGTTGCCTCGCCCAAAAGATACCTGCGTCTTTCTCTCTTTCGAGATTGGCATCGCAGGGTGTTCTTCGCGCATCAGATCGTTATCTACAGCATTCATTTGCTGATCGGTCTGTTTTGCGAAGTAAGCATTTCGCTCTTCCACAGTCTCTTCTGGAATTTTGGTAAGCATCAAACCACCGACACCGACTGTTCCTGCATGGTTACCATTATCGATAACCGGCAAGTCATAGCCTGAAACTTCACTTGGGTGTACAGGTTCGTACCCCTCACGAAATCTCATGTGCACGTTAGTCTTATCTGCTTCACCCCGTATGTGGGTTCGCACCCAACGATACCGCATC